CGTATGGTGTGCCGATGACTAATCAGATAATGAAGTCTATCAATACTGCTTATAATGGGGGGAATCCCTACGAAGTAATTATGGGAGTTTATAAGGAAGCACCGAGAGGTAATGGGAGAAGGAAGGGGTTGCCTTCCTCCTTTTAATCCACTCATTAAAGGTTCAGTAAGGACTTAATGAAGTCCACTCTGTACTTAGACCCTGAAGAAAGACTATGGATTTGATGGGAGATCTTAATACAATCTCTTATGAAGTCCATAGTCTGTTGGTCACTACCTAGGTTCATAGCTATCTTAAACTTCTCCACATTCTGAGTCCATATGGTATGGTCTTCCATGGACTCCCCGCCAGCGATATCATTCTCAAGGTAATAGTAGCACACGCCCTCAGCCTTAGAGAAGGCACGGGCCATATCACTCTCATGATTCTTCCTACATTGGAGGATATGTAAGAGGTCGGTTAGTTGTTTCATACTTCACCTCCTGGCCTAACTTTGTGATATCTGAGGATGGTATCGTTACCTCGTTCTACTCGGGTGATGAAGCCCATTCCAGAGAGTGTCTGAACAATTAACTCAAGAACACGAGCATCAGCATCGTGGTAGAATTTCTGCTGAAGTTCCCTCATCGAGATTTCCCCTGCTAATCCTATCTCATTCATGACCTTGCTTAGGACTTCAGCATGAGGAGATTTGCCTATGCCGCTGAATGTCTTCGGCATGTTGCGTTCAGTCTGTTCGATCGTGCGGATGGAACGACTAAGGTCGTCAGCCGTGACTATCATGGAGTCAGTGTGGCAAGCACTAAGGATGAGGGCCAGCTTCATTACATGGACTGGACGACGTTCACAATAGGGGGCCAGGTGTGGATCATCAAAGGGGTGCTGTTGATCAGACTTGATGTACCACTCGACCCATAAGTCAATGAAGTCCTTGGATGGTTTGAAGACTCCTTTCATCATGTGAATCTGCTCTAAGTCATAGTATAATGACTCACTCAGATCCTTCTCAGCCTGGGAGAGGAAGGGAGCAGGACATGATTGGAACTTGTCTGGCTCGTACACAAAGATAATCCTTGAGGTAAGTCCACCACCTATGGCATCCATACTCAAACATGACCTCAATAAGTCTGGAGTAGTAGCCCCTATGAGATTGATCCATATCCCGACTATCTCATCAGTGCCTTGGTGCTTGGTTCGGTAGGTCCACTTACCATCTGGTCCAGAGCCACAGTCGAACCAGTCGGTTAGATCCATCATTAGTTGTTGCTGGTTGTAGCCTAGGAAGACTACAAGCTCGGGTGCGTAGACTGTGAGTGATGAATGGAATGTCATCTCACCTGTCTCAGTATCAATCTCAGTAGTTTGGGCATTCATGATTTCCCGGACTAGGGCCTCTCTAGTGATGGACTCCGCAGCCATCTTAATCCCGAGGCGCGAGAGGAAGTTCTTGCCATAGGACATGGCAGTACCTTTGCGGGCACGTCCAGCTGGGCCACAAAGTACGATATACATATTAGGATAGAATTGAATAGGTCCCCAATTCATCACGCACTTTCGCTGGAGGGCTGCGGCCACAGTACTGATTGCGGTCCAAGTGTGATATAACTTTGGAGGTTCCGAATTGTTTGTGTAGATCATGTAAGAATCGAGCCAATCTGCTAACTTTCTTGACATAATATATCCTTATCTTCTATATTACATTATGTAATGTAGGGAGCCATCTTTCTGTACACTTGTAGTAAGTCTTTTCCAAATACTCAGGGTCGAAAGAATCTAAGTCCTGACCTAACTCCTTATTCAATGAGACACCCATTGTAGTATCTGCAGGGATCACGAACTTAAGTCCATAGTGGGTATACAAAGGTGTCTCAAGTGATGCCTTGATTTGGGTTAGGATTCTTCCGTGATCTTCCCAGGACACGGGAGTGTCTGGATGCAGAGGCGTTGGGATTTGGAATCCAATTTGATCGTGAACTTGGATAAGAAGTTTGACGCTTCTGAAGAGGGGATCTCTGTGGTAGTAGACGAAGTTAAGACCTCGTTCATCGATGATATCTCCAACTGTTCCTTGAGGTATGCAGGCATAGGCGTCCTTGTAGATCTTACATTCAATCTTGTCTGTAAAGACAGTTTTGCGATCCATTAAGTTAGTTAAAGTCCTGTTACGGTTAATGCAGGATTGAATGTAAGAATGAAATCCATTTCTGACTCCGGGGTATGCCTTGTGGTAAATGTCAACGATAAGTTTTCCATCTCTATCTGGAATTTCGTTGTATAAGGAGAAGGTTTTGTATCCGAGGTCGTAGTTAAGGCCATGATTAGCTTTCTTTCCCCAGTCACGCCAAGACTTCTTTCCATCTCCGATAGGTGCGAGTGTAGTTTTGACATTAATGTCACGAGCTCTCTCAGCTCCGAAGAAGATATTTGCCATGATTTTTGCGGTGAGTCCATGAATGTCCTCCTTATTTTCAAACGCTTCGATCATTTGGGAGATGCGTCCCACATAGGCAACGATCCTATTCTCAGCCTGCCCTAGGTCCATCCCATAGAATACGTGATAGGGATCGGCAAGGAAGTGTGTAAGCACCCTATGGGGTTGGTTCTGAAGATTATTACCTGTCCCGAGTTCCAACTGGGTTGTAAGAGCATCGCATTCTTCCATCAGGGTCAACTTTAGCAACATCGAGAAAAGTCGCTCGTTCTTTGTTAAGTCCACGAATTTTAAGGATGATGGATGCTTCGGGGTAGCCTTTCCTGGCGATTCGCTTAAGTGCTTTTTCATCAGTAGTGTTACCTCCAGTCTTGTTTTTGTATGCTGGGAGTTTCTTCGTTACGTAGAAGTACGTGGCTACTTGCTTAGGGGAGTTAGGATTCAACTCGAATCCGCATTTAAAGTGGAGTTGGCGAAGTAAATCTTCCTCTTCCCTAAGTGCATCATCATATGCCTGCTTCATGGAGCCGAGATTGATCCTAATGCCATGCTCCATTATGAAGACATATGGGAGGATGGACTTTCGTTTTCGTTCGTAGGCGAAGTAGTTGTGCTGTTTGAATAAAGCATCCATTTGTTTAGGGTATGCATCTGCACACACCACAGAATCCAAAGCATTGTAACGCCAACCAGATTCCCAATTACCAATTCCCTTGAGCCAGTACTTACCATCGTCTTTATAGTAAGGAATGTCAGTATATTGAGAGCAGATAAAATGCAACCCGACAGGATAATCAGGTAGAAGAGTCTTTTGAGCAACCATTGTGTCGTGTATGTTGGAGGTGTGGATTCCATATTTCCTTAACATGTAGTGGCAGTCGAACACGAGGTTCTGACCTAGGATGGGGATAGAAGGGTCCTCAAGAATAGAGGCAATCTTCTTGAGGATCTCCGCTTCTTGGGGGAGAGTGAAGTAGTCCCCTCTCTCACAAGTAAAAGGGATGGACATTACATCTGTGGGGGTGTAGGCAAAGGAGATGCAAGTCATCTCTCCGTTGAAGACATCCACTTCGATGTCATAGGCTACTGGGTTGCCAAGTTTGCCCCACATAGAGCAGACATTCAAGAAATTGAGGGCCTGGGAATAGGTGGGGCGGATGGCTATGTGGCGATCAAGGGTTTTCCACTTTCCCTCTTTTACTTGTCGGGCCCTCAGTAAGTCGTAGATGAGGAGACGCTTATTTGTGTATTGGTTCTTAGGGAAGATGATTGTACTTGGGTGTACCGAGGGGATAAGTACCTTATCAGAAACCAGCGTCGGAGATAGGACCGAGCCCCTCCACTTAGTAACTCCGACTCTGTCTGCGAGGGCAAAGAGGGCTGTATTTCCGAGGGCAATGATGACTTTCCCTGTGCATGAAGTGAGTTCTTTTGCGAGTTCATTTATGTACTCCTGTCCAGGAGGATGGATTACAGTACCCTTCCTTGGATTGAATTCAATGTAGTGGCCGAGTGGTCTATCGGCATCCTTCACTACATTAGTAAAGTAACAGTCTGCACGATTAATCCCTGCGATGCGGAGATTATCCTCCAACTCTACGCCGGAGGGTCCACAGAAAGGGCGACCTCTCATTATTTCTGTCTTCCCAGGCTGTTCTCCGACGATGATATAGGGAGAATCTTTTGAGCCAGATGGGGGTACGTAGGTGGCACGCATAATATCCTCACTTAGATTTGAATAGTTCTACCATCATCCATGCAAAGGCCAAAGCCATTGCTGAGATTGCTACTGCGTCGGGCCATGTAAGATCCATAGTGCTTCTCCTTTGGTTATTGCTATGTTACAATTTGTAACGTAGGAAACTCCTACGTCCTTCAGTCTCACGTACTACAGACTTCGTCTGGTAAGGGCCCAGATATAATTTTAGATGGCTGAAGTTGGGATGGAATCCCGCTGGGCCTCCCCCTAAGGAGATCATTAATCCCCTTAGCAATACACTGCATCATGGCCAAGTGGCAGTCACATCCATAGCATCCATCAAGGATGTCTTGGACTTCCAGGGGGGTAATGTATCTAATCTTCTTCGTATGTGGCATTGTTCCAGCCCTCCAACTCTTTAATGAGTTCGATCTCGTGTGAGATCTTGTCCAAATCCTGGAGTCCTTTTCCAGTAGGGTGGTCGTATCTGAGGATGCGTCTAATAATGGCAGCCTTATGGTGAGGGATCTTATTGCGGAGGAAGAATTCGTAAGGTTGGATCTGGTACTCTTTGTAGTGGGAGCCTCCTACCTGTACTTCCAATGCAGACTTGGGAAGTTCATCGTAGAGAGTTTGTTCGTTAATAGTGTGCCCTTTAACACATATACAGTTATGAATAATATTCTTACATACAGGACAAATGTTCACTACCTCACTTCTACTCTTTGTATTAACAGGCTTTGCAAGTCCTTCTAATCTCATCTCTAATGTTTCATTCATTACATTATACCTCGCTCTTTAAGTTCAAAGTAACATCTCATAGTCGCCCTCACATCAGCCATAGCATCATGGGCACCTTCGAATTCTTCCTCAAACAGGATGCGATACAATTCTTCCAGCTTGGGAAACTTCTTCCCTTTTCTGCCACTGGGAAAGGGAAGGTTGCAGTAGGAAATGGTTGAGGCCATGGTGCAATAGTAAGGGAGTTCCTCTATGTCTGACATAAGTAGGGCTGAAGTGTCAGGGTCAGTAAACGTCCCCTGAATCTGTGCTGAGGTGATCTGGATGAGTTTGATATCGAAGTTAAAATTATGGCAGGCAAGAGCATCACAGGATTGCGATAGTTCGTGGAACCTCAAGAACATTTCTGTTGGAGGAATGCCCTCTTCGTTGGCTCGCTTAGCAGATATACCGTGAGCTGCTAGGGCATAAGGGTTGATGGGAGTATCTCCGATCTGCACTAAGGTGCTGTACTCATCCACCACTTCTCCCTCATCGGTAGCTAGGATGGCCCCCAGTTGGAGGATCTTAGGCTGACTGGGATCGTGATTGGGTTTCTTGAATTGGGGCAAGTTAGTAGTTTCAGTGTCGAAGAAGAGTATCTTACTTTCAGACATTTTTTTAATCTCCTTAAGTGTAATAATTCCATTTTTTATGTTAATAAGTTTTAGCTTCATTAGATCATCTAAAACTCTATCTCCTATAGGATCAAAGTCATCTATAAACCAACTTACGTGAGGACTTCCGCCAGATTTAGTAATATAATCTACGTATTGTTGTAAGTGTTTTGGAATTTCAGTCATTGCAGCCCTCCTAGTTATGTTTACATTCAAAACATTTAGAACTTCCTTTATGTCTACATACCATACAATTTTCTATATACTCTACTTCGCTAAAGTGGTCAGGTTTTAGTAATATTAAATGACCTCCACATTCACAGTGGAACCCTTCCTTTAATATCTCATCCCAGAATTCAGTATCTTCACACTCATCACATACGTATTCATACTTAGCCATTGCAGCCCTCCAGATAGGCTTGAAGTTGAACTATAAATCCCTCCTTGAATTCCTTAGTCAGGTCATTGCCAAAGGCTCCTACCTTGCACGTATGTGCAGCCAGGAGACTGGTACCAGACCCAAGGAAGGGAATGTAGGCACTCTTGCCGGGGGCACAAAATGTGGAAAAGATCTCGATCATGAGAGGCAATGGTCTCTGAGTGGGGTGGATCTTCTGAGCCGGTGGCATAGGGTTGAATTCGAAGATATTAGACCTGCCCATCTTATTCAATTTAGCACTACCATTCTTCCTACAATAAAAGAAGGGTTCATAACAGTTGGCGAATTGAGTTTCGGGTTGCATCGTTTGGCCAGTAGGTTTGATCCAAAGTCCGGGGAGAAGGTTGAGTTTGAAGCCTATCTCTTTCAGAAGAGTGGAGATGAAATTGAACCAGGGGTCCATAGCAAACCAGCAGATCATCCAGCCGTCATCTCGGAGGATGCGATGGGATTCCGTGAGTACCTTGGTGATGAACTCAGGGTAAGCTAGCATCTCGATCTCATTGTAACCTAGCATGGAACCCTCGGACTTCTTGGAATGGAGGTCCATTGCATAAGGTGGGTCGATTTCGATGAAATCTATGGACTTGGCCGGGATCTGAGCAAAGGTCTCGAAACAATCACGAAGGATGTAAGAGTCATGGAGCTTCTTGAAGGTCTTATCCCCAGTGCCCATATCTTTGGTGAACTTCTCACTCTGCATGGAGTTGTTCAACTTCTTACCGATGGAGTTGAGCAACTTCAGGGCGTCTGACTTGGACTTACATTTATCCAGTCCAATCTGGGGGAACTGTTCTATGGCTTGCGCCAACTTAAGATCCCTCGTAAGGTTAGCAGGGCTCTCTTTAAGAAGCCTAGCGGTGTCTGCCTGAGACCATCCTGCCGCATCAGGTGTTTTAGAATGCTTGGCTCCATGTATGCTGATCTGCAAATCGTTAATCTTTCTTTTGAGGGCGATTTCTTCGACATAGGTCATCTCCTTCCTGTCCAAGTTTTCAGCTAACTCAATGGATCTGAAGTCGAGTTCAGTCAGAGGTTGGTCATAGATCTTGGCTGGCACATGAGACCATTTCATATCTAGGATGGCTGCCATTCGACGTCCGCCGGCCAGGAGGGTGTACTTCTTGTCGGACTTCTGGTCGATCTTGAGAGACTCGGTGAGGCCCACGGCAACAGGAGTGATGAGGCCATTTTTCTTGATCGAATAGATCAACTGGCCTAAGTCACCATAGTCCTTCCTGAATCTATCCCCGATGTCTATATCCTCGATAGAAACATGGAGAAGTTGTGATACATCTTGGGTCATTTTTTCCTCCTTTGTATAATTCTAATAACTATATAGAGTATAAATCCGATTCCTATACCTAGTATAAAATATGATATATCAGGTAAAGTATCCATCTATTTTCTCCATCTCTTGTATAGTTGCGCTAATGCGCAGGGTTTGCACTTGGTTGACTTCCCTTCCAGGAGATTATCTCCTCTAACTTCCCTCACATTTCCGCAGGAGCAAGTGGCGATCCACCTTACGTGACCACCTATAGAAGGGGCCCTCTCTCCGACAGTCCACTCTCCGAAAGTTCTTCCTTTGATGTTTGTTAGAGGCATCATCCCATCAGTCCTTCCTGTATCCCATAACAGTATCATTTTTACATAAGAAATTCATAAGAGCTTCAGCAATTCCAGGAGTTATATCCTTTACAAATTTGGATCTGCCTTCTATTATAGAAGCTCTTACATCTCTACGGGTGCAGAATAGATTTTCTGTTAGAGGATCACAATTTTTATCTGGAAAGTCTATACTACGTGAATATTTGTATATGTACTCTTCAGGGAGTTGTAATACAACTTCAATGTCTTCAGGACTAGGGTATCCTTGCACATATATTCTAATACTAATATAGGGTTTAGTCATTTCATCAACTCCTTCAGCAGCTCAGCTGCTAAATTAGCCTTAGCCCCATCACTCAAGCCATTGGCATATTGGAATAGGTCCTGCTGTTTGAGGTTACCTTTCTTAGGGGCACGGGCTACCTTGGCCGGGGTACTCTTCTGACGTGGGGCAGGACGCAATCTCCTCTGGGTACGAATCCTTCCTAAGTGCTCGAATAGAGCTGCCCTTGTCATGTGGGTTATGGAAGTGTTTAGGGATTCTATTGTGGCCATACTTTACTCCCTTGGAATAGCAGCCTGGGTGTAGACCTCACCAGCCTTAGCCAGTTGGACTATATTCACATGGCCCGAGATGATCGCCCCCACCGCATTAAAACCCCCGCGATTGTGGAGCTCGATGACTCCATCAAGGAGGGCCTGGAAGAGAAGTTTCTGAGTTCCATGGGGGAGGATGTCTTGGAGCTTGTTGAACTGGTCCTGACGCACCTCGACGGAGAGGCGTGGACGATAATCACTACTCATGATTTGGATACTTACTTGTCATAAGTCCTCCTGTTAAATAAGAAATGGCAAGGGGCCGAAGCCCCTCACCTGATCTACTCCGTCCCATGCTGGGAAAGGGAATCTCGATCGTTTAGTAACACATACTAACGTGTTCTCGAAGATTGGCTATCGCCGATGTTTGAATCTAGATCGCATGTATCACCTCCTTGGAGTGTGCTATGTTACATTATGTAACAAAGGGATTACGCCCCAGTGACGAACTTCTTCACTTCGTTCTGATCACCGTAGGTTTCTGAGTGAGAGACTCCCAGGATAGCGTAACCCTCTTTGCCTACCATATTAGAGAAGTTAATCTCAGCGAGGCCAAAGGCACGCTTGAAGCACTCAAGGTCCCACTTAATGGCGTTAACACGTTTAGGCTCCATGTCGAGGGTGGGCACAGAGAAGATCTTAGACAAACCTTTGGAGAATTCTTCCTCGGGAATGTCAAAGGTCACTATGAAATACTTGTTGCCGGCCTCCGAGGTGCGGATAACTTTACCATCGGAGTCCTTCCTGAACCCAGTAATCCGGATCTTATACTCGCCTGGTTCCACAGTGGTGGGCTCCTGAGAATCACTGGTGTCGATGTCAAGGAGAGTCTCGTTCATTGCTGCCATTTCCTGGTCGAAGTCATTCATTGTAATACCTCTTTAGAATGGGTTGGTAGGTTAGGGCTAAGGCCCTCAGGTGTTATTTACTTTTGGTTAAACAGCTCTAACGCCCCGCGTAATTTGCCGATTACTTTTGCTTTCTCTGGTGGGTTTACCTCCTCGACGATTGAGATTAGTTGTGGGATAGCATCGTTGAATATAGTCTCCATGTTTTCTAAAGCAGTTCCTGCCATCTCTGCCAGTTCTTCTATTAATACTTCCCCTCCCTCTTCAAATGTAATCTTTGCTATAGCACCATCTTCTTTAGTGTCGTCATAGATAACGCCTCCAGTAATCTTTACAGGGGCTTCCAAGATCTTCTCCGTTTGGTGTTTATCTTCCTCTTTGAGAGGGAGATCGGGATCATCTGGTAATGTTACTCTAAAGGTCATACTTTCCTCCTATAAGGTGAAATCACATTTCGAGTCCTTCAGGTCAACCCCTGAATAGTACTCGTCTATACGTCTGGACACCAAGTCCAGATCATTCGGGATTCGGCTAGGGAACATATCGTAAGGGGACTTCGCCGTGGTGTACCCGTTGGACTGAGTGGCGAAGTAGTACATTTGCTTATCGTTTTCTGAGAAGACTTCACCAAAAAGGACGATAGAACTAAGTCCTTCCAAGGTGACCTTATCATCCAGGAGTTTACCCAAGGTCTTCATCTTTCTTTCAGTGCCAGTGTCCTCTTCATGGGTGAGAAAGAATACTTTCAACCCCGGGCGGAGCTTAGTAGTGAGGAGGATGATCTCAAAGATATTCTTAGCCATCATAGTGAACTTCTCGTAACCTTTCTCAAGAGCCTTCATCATGAATTCAGTGGCCATTACGTAGTGGCCATCGTCAATCACCAGATTTTTCCACTTCTCGTTGCGTGACACTTCCATCATAGTAGAGCGGATCTTGGCAGCGTCAGTGGACACTAGCATGTTGTCCTTCTCCTGGTACTGGCCACCCTTGGGAAAGGGCAGAGGCTTTCCGAGAATATTTATTAGGAAGGTTTCCTTCGGATCTAAATTGCGTATGGCAGTAGATTTCCCCCGTCCAGACTTGGCAATGATCAGGATGAGCATACTCTTCTGACCCTTGTAGAGGGCGATGGCATCAGTAGGGTCGAGATGGTGATTGATTTCGGACATGATTAGCCTCACTAGGTTAGTGTTATTTGGGTTCTTACAGAGTTAATACTTCTCGAAGATCTTCTTCCAAGGGGTTCCAGTGGGAGACTTCTAAGTCAGTGGGCATTCTCTCAATGTGTTGGAGAGGGTTGGCATGACTAGTGCACATGTCGAGGTAGATGCAAGTACGGCCCCAGTTAGTGCAAGAGCGACCGTTCATTACAAAGCATTTCATGATGTCGTCACTAGGTGACGAGGCCTCAAGTTCTTCCACATCCCTGTAAATCTTATCCATCCAAGCCTTAGTGTTCTCAAGCCATTTGTACATCTGGATGTTGCTTAGAAGAATGGGGAATCTCTGAAGGATGTATTCAGGCTTCTTAGTTTTCTTCATACAGAGACAATTTATGATGACACCACTTACCTTATCAGGCGGAACCATACAATTCAGTACGTGGGTGTATGTCCCTACCTGGATGCCCATCATATGTTCGTAATAGTAACCGTCTCCAATGTAATTGCCACCCTTGGTCTTATGCTCTAAGGAGCAGTATAGACCTGTTTCACGGTCAATGAGTACGGTGTCCATTTTGAAGGCTAGCTTGTGCTTCTCGGACAGACTTACTGTACCCCCGAACTCAGTCTTGTAGACCTCATAGCGTTGAAGATCATCCGGATAAGTCTTAAGGTACTGGATTAGCATATCGAAGAAGCGAGTAGGGGTTTTGGGTGAGTAGATCACATCAGTTTCCTCAGGGAAGAAGGCCCTGTACTCCTGATTGAACATCTCCAGGGCTTCCATCACGGCCTCGACACGATAGCCATGGAGGATGATGTGCTCAAGGGCAATGTGTACTGCTTTGCCAAAGTGGAGGTGATTGTTAGGGCGGGCACTTCGCCAACCAAGCATGTACTCATAGAAGAACATTCTAGGGCATGATTGATAGGCTTGGACCTTGGTTGAATCCAAGACCTCCTGAGACGGGTGGTATGGGATAGGGAGAGTCATATTAATCTCCTAAAATATTAAGTGTATTATCATCTTCTTCATCTTCTGCATCTCCAAAGTAATCATCTATACATCCACCATCCTCACATTTTGGACATAAGTGGATAATATAAGAGGGACTCTCCCAACTATCTTGTTCAGTATCAGTTTCGCATTCTGATACATTGCCCTCCCATCCACAGTTAGAACATTTACACATGTTGTAAGTAGTCACGGTTTGGCCTCATTAGTGAAGGGAGATATGAAAGCAATCCCATTCAGGAATCGTAAGATATCCATTGCCACAGTTATGGCATGAAGTCCAGAGTCTATCTCAATGATTGAAGCAAGGCAGACTTCTATGGAGATTCCTTCTCGATGCATACTCAAGACCTTTTTATATTGCTTGGTTGTCATCTTATTTCTCCTGCAATCTTTGGGAGAGGTCCCAACAATTAGTGATACGACGTATAGTGGCTAAGGCCACCTCCAGATTATACTTCTCAGAGGGTGAGATACAGTCCCTATGGGTGAGGTTAGTAAGGGAGGCCTCCACTCCTCGGATGAGGAATCTAGTCCAAGCTCGACTCTGAGATAGTGAGGGTGGTGTCTTGAGTGAGTTCTTCAAAAGAGATCCTCCTTTGTTTGTAGTGACCCTTGTTGTCCCCTCCGATTTGGTAAATCAGTAAGTTAAGGACACCGTGTTTGATTGAGAACATGCTGCATAGGATGCTGGTCATGACTGAGGGGCCACTGACCAGGATGTAATCTTCCTTAGTGGAGGCCTGAATAACTGGCATAAAGGTTCGGTACATACGGCCTATACTCAGTATGGAGATCTTCCCTGCCGTGAGATAGATCAACTCCCCGAAGCGAGTGGCCTCGGAGAAGTCATGATACGACTTATTGGGTATGAAGACTTTTGTAGATTGGTTCATAGGGTTCCTTGATTGCTATGTTACAATATGTAATGTAGCAAATTAGGGTTAGATGATTCGTACTGCTCTGGAGAAGAGTGGTACTTTGTTCTTGTCACTCATTGTTTGATACTCAACTTCCAAAGTCATTCCTTTAGGATATTCACTTTCACAGTAGGCATCCCAGAGAAGATATCTATCATAATGGGAGAGTTTACCAGCACCTACGGAAAATGTAGTACCCATGTCATCTATGCAGTTGAATCCTCCAACCATACCCTTACCCTTACCTTCGGCAGATATGGCTTCATATACTCCGATTATAAGATATTCGTCTTTGGCCTTAGGTTTGAATTTCATCATAGCAGGACTTCTCCTGCGGAGATAAGTGGCATCTACATGCCTAATGATGAAGCCCTCGTAGCCAAGGCCTATGAACTTTTCGTAAATCTGGTACACCTCTTCGAGGGTGTTAGCCATATGTGGATGGACCAGTTGAAGGCATGGAGGTAGACCATTTGATCTAAAGCGTTGATTCAACTGGATAAGGCGGTTGATCTGACTCCCCTCAGTAATGATATCAAATAGGTGGAGTTGCATCGCTTCATAGTTAGGGTGCATTGTTGAGGTGGTCGACACAACTGAATGGATTTCAGCCCAGGTCCACCCATGGACATAGAGTTCACCGTCGAATTCACCTTGAGGAAGGAGAAGGCCAGCCTCGTTGATGTGAGGTACTGAGGATATAATTTCCTCGGTGCTGCTTAGTAGCAGACAGCGATCTCCCTCATGGATCAGACGGCATCGCTCACCATTCAGCTTGGGCTGAAGGATGTAAGGTGGGGACCATTTGAGGGAGAAGCGTCCCTGATTGAGTAAGCGTCGCTCTTCGAAGGGGTAGGCCAGTTGGATGCCTGTACGTGGGTTGGACATTAGTGGCCCTCCTTCAACTCGCCGGATATTCTAACGAGGTTGGAAAGGGAGAATATCTCACAACCGTTGAGAGTAACGACTAGTTTGGAAGAATAGGTGCCATGGTCCCAGACTTCTTCCTTGTAAGTGGGGAAGAGACGGAGGAATGGGCCTTCTTCCATGTGGATTTGTTTGGGGTGATTTACTAAGTAAATTCCAAGGATTCCATGAGAAGGTGGGGCCTCACTAAGGAGGGAAGTAAGTTCGGAGAGGAACTCCAATTGGGTAGTCATAATAGTCTCCAGTGACCCTAGGGCCAAGGTATGTTATTTAGATTCTGGTTCTACTTTAGGTGCTGGCTCATTATCGTAAAAGCCATTAGATGCATCTTCTTTTAAAGTAGATATGATAGTTTGAGCAAGAGTTTTAGGTTCTTCAGGCTTTTTCCAGTTCCATTTCTGCTCTATATTATAGCGTTCTAAAAGTTTAGATGCTATCCACTCAACATCTTTTCGATCAAGTCCACCACTGGAAGTATCTATTATCCAATTTATTAGAGCTTGCTTATCTTCGTATTCCTGACATTCTTCCCTATCCTCGAACCAAGTCCCATCAGGGGCAAAGTAGACTGATTTATATTTAGGCATAAGGGCCTCCTAAGGTAGTTGATATTAATTTGTGGCTAAATGATGAGAAATAATCCCCCTCCCTGACTGGCAAGGAGGAGGATTGTTGAGTTAATCTTGACTACATGAGGGTTTAGTCGACAGCCACGCCAAGCTCCCTCAAGTACTCTTTCTGCTTCTCGGGGGTCCAGGTAGCGAAGGCAGCCTTGACGGCCTGAACTGGATCGACCTGAGTCTTCTCGACGGCCACGCCGAGGACGTAAGTGGAGATGAACTCCTGAATTTTCTCGGCAGAGAGGCCAGCCTTGAGTTTGGCACGAATGATGCCCTGAATAACTACACGGGCATTGGCTTTGAACTGGGAGAAGACTACGTCAGAGCCAAACTTCTCGGAGGCAGCTTCGATGGAATCACCGAGGTCATAATCCACCTGACACTCCTGCCATACGGCCTTACCTTCACCGTCGAGGACTGCATTTCCATTCTCGTCCTTCACTTGGTACCGTGCTGAGATTGCTTCCATAGCCATGATGTTACCTCCAGTTGAATTCCCATGTTATTTTGGGCTAGATGCCCGATGTAATGGAGCCCCGATGTGCTCCGATTGAATGGCCATTATACCATACGGGGATGGTATGTCAACAACTAATGAAATTAAATTTCCACGTCTCAGGACGTGATAGGATCATGAGGATCAAGTTTAATGTCCTCAGGACCTTCGTCTACATCTCGAATTACCCACTTATCCTGCATTAGCCAGAGAGCTTGACCAAGTTCAGGAGCGTATACTAGATCTCTATCCTCAGCTATTTTATAAGCTTCTTCAAAGGTATCAGCATCAATGTCAGTGTGGGCTGTTAGTGGGACTTTGGCTACAAAGTGATAAGTAGGCATAGTAGATCTCCGTGGGTTAGAGTTGCGTATAGAAATAGTAGGGTCATAAGTCCTCCATCGGTATAGGCTTGATTAAGTGAGTTAGTCGAGGCCAGAGCTGAGAGTGCCACATCACCTCAACTATGCTAGGGTAGCGATAGGCCAAGGAGTAGTGAGTGGCATCCTTAGGCACAGGAGTGGAGCTCTCCACCTGAGTAGAGTGAAAGGAAACTCTATTGTTTTGAATAGTGTAGTACATACTAGAGTCCTTTTGGTAAGCCAGTCGGCTCAGATGGCTGACACTTGCAGGTTATGGAACTCAGGAGTTCTTCGATGAAGGCAGCCCTCTCATCTTTGTTGAGGGAGGCCAAGACCTCCTTCATTTGGTCCGCTTTGGGCATAGAACTACGGGTGTAAGTCGGAGTGGTGGCAGGTGTGTGTTTGGGAACCCTCTTGACGAGGCCTGAGAGTTCTGCCTGACGGATGATGATAGCAGTTTGGAGTTCACTCCACTTCTTACGTTCAGCCTTGGCTTCCACCAGTTCAGCTTCCAACTGGCGTTCCCAGCAGAGAGAGTCAGTGAGGGAGGCTCGGACTGAAGCTAGGGTAGAACGGAGTGTGGAGAGTTTAGTCATTCTATTGATTGATTGCTTTGTTACATTTTGTAATGTAGCAATATCTTCTTCCGGAAGGGTGCTAGGAAGGGGTGGTAGAGTGGTGGGACAGGCCTCAGACAGTG